GTACGGGGCGTCATCACGCATCTGATCAGTTCATGGCCTCCAAAGAGGAATCTCCAACTGGACGTGGTAGACATCTGCTGTTTTGTGTTTTATGCTTTACTAGTTGTCTCTAGTCTTGCCATTAACCGCCGCAAGTGGCTCGTGGTGCTTAGACTGGTACACCACCGTTCCCAATGTAAGTGAACGTGGGCACATTAAGGAAAAATACAGGATCGTAATCAGTACCTACTCCAACATACGAATAAATCCGTGTTGAAGGAGAGATGTCTGACACCAATCCCAATTCCAAAACTGCCGTATCGTAAAGCTCACCATCTCCACCGTTAGGACCTGTTGCACGATTGCGCGAGGTACTTGCAAAGTTGTAGTTGGTGTACATTGGGAGTTGCACGTTGATGCCGGCGTTAGTCAATTGATGGGTAATCGACATACCAGCTCCACCAGGTTCCATGTTTTGATTATAGAACTGAGCATTTTCACTAAGAGTGCCATATGCTTTGGTGGTAACGACATCTTGTGCTACGTTAGAAAAGGGTACAGACCCAAAATTCTGACGCAACACACGTACGTGCCCTAATGGAATACGGGAATCAACGGCAAAAGACCAATTGATTGAGCCCCGATATCCCACGAAGGCTGTGTTAATCCAATTAAGTGGTGTTGTTTTCACAAAATTGAATTTGTAAGTAGTACCAGTATTTACCAAACCCTTGGCTGTGTGAATGCCAGCTGCGGTATCATAACCGAAGTAGGGTGGTATTTTACCGAAGTATTTCTGATACAAACTTAAAGTATTAGTTCCGGTGATAATCGGTGTAGTAGCGCCTACAAAGGTCATACGCCGAAGGTTCTGTCTAAGAGACAAAATCCTTTCACCATGGTTGACAAGATATTGATGTGCATCAGGATGTGACGCATCACCCATAGTACTCGTCTTAGAATCTGTTACAATTTCGTCGGATTGGACATCCCAACATGACCACCCTTGGGGGGCAGATGTAGGATTGGCGAACTCCAAGTTCTCCGCGCCACGGACAAAAATTTGCATGACCACGTTGGTCGACAGGACTGGTGCAGTGAGTGCAGTCAGTACTTTGACCGTGAACCACCCATTTTGGTATTCACTCTGCTTCGCAAAAGTTGGAGTCAGAGACGTAGACCAATTGGGGGTAGTAGTCAGATTCTGGTTTAGCAAGAATGGCAGAGCCTGTTGATAAGGAACTCTGAATTCTACCTCATTAGTGTCATCAAGATCAAGGATCTCAGTCATTACCGCATTGGCGTTCTCGGGGATTACCAACACGTTATTTCCAGTTTGTCCATCGGGATCAAACGAAATAATTAAACGACCTTTATGATACTTAGAGGCAATAATTCGTAACCGAAAGATGATATCTCCTCGCCACGACTGGAACAACTTACCCACCCAACACATCGGTGTCAGGTAGGCACGCGGATACGTAGCCGTAGTCAAATCCCACATGTTGCAAGGTGCAACAGGTGTTGAGAAGAGAATATCGTCAATGGTATTAGTGTTCGTCCAAACGGAGGAAGTGAGGTAAGACTCACGACCAACTAATTTCGAAATCACTAGTTCATCAACATTCTCTGCACCAAAAGACGATTTGTCAATCGTTAGTTCATTCTTAGGATCAAGAGTGAGTTTGTGAATAGGATAACTGATCTCAGACGAAGCAAACTGTGGAAACGGTTCACTACGCATGGGAGAGCTATTGTCTATCACTGGCACATTCGTGTATCCAAAGAGATGGGCTATCGACGACACCGCGGATGCTCCCATTGAAGCTGCAGTGGCAAACTTACCTATGACAGGTAGATCACCGAGCTTGGCCATTGCCTTAGCTGCTGCAGATGCCTTCTTTGAGAACGGTTCTTCATTGTATTCGTCAGATTGAACTGCCAAAGACACTGAGGGCCCTGATAACTGAAGATCTTCCATCCAAGCATAGACGGAAATAGTGACTCCAGCACCAGTGACTCCATTCGCTGATTGTAAGGGCGTGAAGACATTAAAAGTCAACGTACCCATGTTGTTCACTGCGCTTGACGAGCTAGCGACTAACCAATTCCTGTAGTACAAGAAAGGCAAGGTCATCTCAGCTCCTTCATTGCGCTGTGGACTCAACCAGACTATAGGTCTCTGGGAGTGTAAGATTAGATGTCTGTTTCCCACGTTATCATCAATGATAGTTTCATTGTTAAAATCGGTCATTGGCCGATATGAAACACCAACACTACCATAGTAAAACGGGGATGCATTAATCATAATCTTCACTTTCAACTTAGCGTTTAAGAACGCAAAATTGTTCAGTTTATTCTTCACTCGAGTATCGTTGAGAAAGAGTCCCCAGGGCTGTATGGTTAACAGTTGTCCCTGTGGATCAGACTCATTCCATGTAATAGTTCTTATACGCACTGGTCGCGTCAAAAACTTTTGCATATCGGATACCACAGATTGATCATGAAGTGTCACGCTGGAAGGCGCAGCACTATAATCATCTATGTACGAACTCGTCGAATCAATAAAGGTCACTGTCTCCTGTTGATCGGAGCCAGCAACGTCGGCCTGCACATTTAAAAAGTGCGCACTATCTGAGTGCGCGCCAGATGGAATTTGTTGTAATCCCATGCAACATTGTGTGGTTCTGCGGCCACACGCCTCAATTAAATTTGTGGGTGCCGTGTATACGATTCACAGGGGGCTGGCCTGATCCTCGGATTTTTGTCAGAGGTTTACTCCTCATGATTTTTGCCTAAGGTTTACTCCTCGTCTAGCGTCTATTTAAAGACGTGGGTTTTACCTACCACATGTTTGGAGCGCTCCCAAAAGTCGCGCTTAAGTTCCTCCCATGTTGGTAAGGTATCATCTTCGACATACATCTCGAGATTACACTCTTTGATGACATCTAAAAACATCTCAGATTTCTCTTGGAAGGTTTCTTTACCATACCAAAAATACTCTCTTATAGCAGTTGAAATCACTGCAATAGCGTGGCATTCACGCGAAATGTTCTTCTTATACACACACATTGTCAACATCTTCACAATAGAAGAGTGATCTAGCGGTGCAACAATTGCTCCTATATCCTCATCAAAACGCCAAGTACGCTTCAAGAAGGACACTTCGGAGAGATTAATATATGGCCTAGAGATTGCTCCCTTTTCGGCCATAGTATACACAATATCTGCCTCACCTAAGACGGTTTGAATCGCAGTGTGATTAAACCAAGGGGCTTCTGAAGAGACCCCCATAGCGTTATCATCACCATAGATCATCAAAGCAACTAACTGTTTAAAATCCCGTTTCTCATCCACGGGACGAAGAATGATATAAGTGTACCTCATGTAAATGGGGTTCACAATACCATTAATCGTAACAGTAAGTGCATGTCCGGAAGGATTACTGCCATAAAATTCAATCAAATCACCATTGAAATCCACTGTGGGGAAAGCCGTGTCATAGGCTATCCCTCGGATAACATTGATGTCCTCCTTATCGTAACCAGCACGTTGACACATATCAATGATTATGTCAAACGCAGTCAGAATCACGTTAGC